ATGAAGCCATTAAAGTCTCCATGTAATACAATAACATTACCAGCCTGTACAAGTGTGTCTGTACAAGAGGGTTTTATACCACGTATCTCAGAAAACTCATAACCATCTTCTCTCATGACACAGATAATACCTCGTGTAGTATTAACTGCTTGGTTCTCTTTAGTAAAGAATATCCTGTACTGCGTCTTGTCTTGTACAACAACACTTTCAAACGAGGAGGAGTCCTTGATGTTAGCGTCAAAGATAGACTGCACGTTTCTACTTATTGTACCTAGTTCTGTGTCACCAATATTTGCAGTAGCAGCAACTGTCCGTAATCCGTCAGGCCCAAGGAATACTAAGTCACCGCCAAATTCCTGTATGGTGTCACCGTTGATACAACCAATGTTTCTCGTAACAGGTACAATAGCAAAGTCACTAGAGGTATTACCCGTCAGTTTAAATATTCTGTTCTCACAAAAGATAAAGAGGCTATCACGAAAGACTTTAATTCCTGTGATTGAATCGTCTACTCTAATGCTCCCTGCAGGTAAAGATCCACCCGTACTAAAACCATCTTCGTTGAAGCCCTCACTAAAGTTTAATAGTTCTGGGGTAGTAGACTTACCAGCATAGAACATATGAGACTTATAGGAGACAACAAACTTAGAACCTACAACAGCACTAGCACTAACATCAACAGCACTAAGAGCTAAGTTAAAAACTACAGGTGCATTTACCCCATCAACAAATACAATCTTTTCATTGCCATCAAAGTTAAACCGTTCAAACCTATACTTAGAGGCGTTGGTTCTACCTGTATCTATCTCTGTCCAGTTGGCTGAGATAACGTCACTAAGAGAATGGGCAGCAGCTGACGTACCTTCTCTAGCTCTTGTCACACCTGTAAACTCATTTGGACTAGATGCTGCATCTACGCCTGTGTAGGTAAACAGTTCTGAGTTAATCTGAAATGCACCACTTGTCGCAAACCCTGCAACAGATTCTACTTTGATTGTACCAGAACCAGACATAGATGTGTTAATAGCTATAGAACTTTTTATCTCATCTGAAGTAGAAGAGAATATCTTCTCTCCCCTGCAAGCTAAAACGTTATTACCAAAAGTAGCTACACCAATAACTTTCTCTGAGTCAGCAGAGGTAACTGGAACTATCTGATTAATGTACCTACGGTGTCCGTTTATTCTCCTGTAGCCACCCTCAACGTCAGGCTCAAAGTTTTCTAGAACTAAAGCCTCACCCGGTTTCATAAGAAAAGAAGAACGGTTTAATACTAAACCGCCCTCACAATTAAATGCTACAGGTTGTACTTGAGAACTGTCTGGCATTAAAAAGGCACTCCAGAGGTAGGCATTGTTATAGCTGTGGATCTAATATAATCATACTTATTAATTAGTAAGCTCTGGATGTTCTTGATGCCATCTTCAAAACGCTCAAAGTTAAGCTGGTACTGTTGTACCTCACCTCTATATTGATACAAGAATGCAGTAGCACCGTCTGTAATAACAGGTTTAAATCTATCTGGAATTGTAGTAGTGTCTCCGTGTGCAACTAAGTCATCAGGAAACGTAAAGTAATCATACAGTAATGTATACTCTTTATCAGGGTAAGGGTAGAGCAAGTAGTTGTTATCAAGTGTACGTACAATTATTTGTGGCATACCACCATTGTCGAACTGTGTAACCACTACACCAGTAGCGTATGCTGCAGCTGTAGTACCACCATCACCTCTGACGCAGCCTGTAAGAGTATTGCCTGAGATAGCAGTATAAGAAATTAACTCACTACCTACATAGACAGAACCTTCTGCTGAGAAGCCTGTAGAAGAAACTAATGTAAGTATAGTTACAGAATTTGTATGTGATCCATTTAATGTGGTAGATACAATTTCGTCTTCTTGGCTTGCAAGGTCTTTACTTATATACTCATTATAGTTAATCTTTTTTAAGTTAATGCCTGAGGAACTAAGTGCAGTATTCCTTTTTATTCTAGCAGTATTGTAATCTATATATTTTGTACCAGTGGGTATACTGTAGCGAACCACTCCCGGAACTAAAGTAGAACTGTTAGTTGCATGATTAAATGGGTAAGCAAATTCTTTTTGATTGATGTGTCGTATAGCTTCATTAACGGCATTTTTACATTGTATCTGTACACCCCTAGCACTTGCAAAGTTACTAGAAGTAAGCTCTACTTCATTCATCCTAGTAATAACGCTATTAGTTAATGTAAGAAATGTAAGAGCCATTATTTTTCCTTAAGATAAGCTAAAGGGGCCAGCACTAAGCCAGCCCCTAAGTTTAGTAATGTATTACAGCAAGTCACGTTGGGCTGCAGAAGCCTCAGTGTGAGCAGCCGAAACATCTGCAATTACTGCATAGACACGTAAGCGTCCAGTAGCAGCAGCAGCACCAGCAATAACAACATCAATGGTATCTGACGCAGCGACAAGAGCTAATGCAGCAGCAGCATAAGTAGAGGCAGCTGCAGTATTAATAACATTAGTCTCACCGTTAGTACCAAGTACAAGGTATGTACCAGCAGCATCGTCAAGTGCAGCACCGTCAATGATGTCATCTCCACCAGCAAAGTCAATATTACAAGTACAACTTGCAGTAAAAGACTTCATGATTTCCGCACCAGCAGTCAGAAGAACTGACTGTGAAGGGATTTCAAGTAGTTGGAAGATGTCACCGTTAGCAATGGTAGCACCTGCAGCAATCATAGCATCAATATCTAAGATTGCTTCAATGGTTCGTACAGTATTACCAACTACTGTTGGGACAGCAAGAACGTTTGCCCCAACACCAGCAGTAGAACTGAGAGTCATATCAAAAGTAGCCATAGTTTATATCCTCTCTATGCTGCGTTATAACGGGCAGTGACGATTGCTTCAGGGCGAAGAATCTTCCTACCGTATAGATGCATGCCACGAACAATGTCAGCAAAGCTGTCAGGGTCACGATATGTCTCTGTCTTGTTGATTTGCTCAGCTGTTGCTACAGAAGAATCATGTCCTGCAATAATAACACCGAAGTTTGTCAACTGGTTAGCTGTACCTGATGTACCTGCTCCAGTGCCTAGTGCTGGCAAATTGGAAGAGGAATATACACGAAAGCCGTGGAAGTTGTTAAGGGTAAGACCATTACGCAAACCACCTGATTCACCGAAGTCTGCATTCATGAACCGTGAGTCCTCGTCTGCGAGGATTTCCATAAATACCGGGTCAACTACAAGCCACCTACCTTGTGAGTCAACCTGTTGCTGATCAAGCAAACGCTTCATGCGTGAGACAATCATAGCAGGAGAAACAGTAGCCGTTGGTAACGAGGTAGCACCGGGCATACGAGCAGTCACAGGAATTGAGTGAGTGCCAGCAGATGCAGTGGAAATATTTCCAAAGTCACCTTTGTGAAGCTGCATAGATGCAAGCAATTCGTTTGCGCCTGCAGAGCTTACAGCCTTAGTGCCATTGACAGTAGTATTTAAAGCATTGGCTTTGCTGTGCAAAGAACCCTGCTTATAGCCAGCCATGTAGCCAAGTACTTCTTGGTCATGGTTGTCTGCCAAACGATAGGCAGCACGGTTGGTAGCAAGATCCATGAAGTTCACATGCGAATGTGCGTCTTCAATATCGTCCATCTTAAAGGCAAAATAGTTAGCCTTATCAATGACTAAGTTAAAATCGTCATCCTGCAAATCTTGTGCTGTGACATTTGTGCCACGAGCATATTCACTTACAGAAATTTCTGGCTCTTTGATAATTTTTACTGTGTCACCTTGACTAGCAATTTCCCCAAAATAATCTGAGTTAGTAATATCACCAACTACAGTAGATTTACGGAAAGCTAGCTGTACTTTTTTAGAATAGATTACTGGGCTGAAGTTACCATTTGGTAAGTTGCCGTAACCTGTTGCGGTTGTAAAAGCCATGGGATAAATCCTCCATTAGGTGTTTGGCTTATGATTAATAAGCTAAACTAACCGATAAGAGGCTGTACTTTTTAGGGTGCATATAAGTGTAAGTCATAAGGATCAGTTATGTAACTCAGGTTATACGGGCCTATACTAGTTCAGGTGAGTCTTATATAGTTGGTGTGTTTAGACTTAGCGAGGTAGTGTTGTATTAAGTGCAAGGTAGTCTTTCTTACGAGAGGCTTGTCACTTAATGTAGAGACACCTATAGTTATACTAGGTACACTATAGATGTCAATGCCTTATTTACTATTATCGTGCACCGCCTGTCATATCGTAGTCAAACTTTCCTGCACGGATTGCTTCCATAATAGCATCTGATTGTTTATCATACTGAGCAGCAGACATCTTATGTACCTGCGACTCAGAGAAATTTCCAGTGGAGTCACTCTGGTCTGGCCTAGTTGTACGCTTAGTTACAACAGCAGAGGCTGCAGCTTTAGAGGACTTCTTCCTAGTCTTAGTGTCTAACCCTTTGTCTACTTTGTACAAATCAATTACACGAGTAACAGACGCTGGGTCTTCAGAGTTCTCGTATAGAGCATCCTGTACCCACTTAGGTTGTTCGCCTGCCCAATCGTGAAACTCATCACTACTACGCAGTTCGTTGAAGTCAGGGTGCATAGCCCTAATCTCATCTTCCATCCTATTGCGGTCTGACTCAGCAGTAATACGGTCAATCTCTTGTAAGCGGCTCTCTGCACCAGAAAACTTCTCTTGTGCTTTCTTCTCTGCAATACGCTCAACAATAGCAGCTACATCAGGATACTGTCGTGACCATGCCTCAATGTCTTCATCAGACTTAGGAGGGCGTATGTCACCACGCTCTTGTGCGTTATCTAGCTGAGCCTTGAGTGCCTTAAGCTCTTCTGCTTGTTTGTTCTGGTGACTACGTAAGTCACTATAGCGTTTCTTATAGGTACGCTCTTCGCCTGATAGTTTCTCATCACCGTCTTCAGTGGCAGCTTCAGGCGCAGCAGCTTTAGGCTGTTCCTCTTCTGCTTCTTCATCACTGTTCATCAAGTCATTAAGCTCCGCTTCCTGTTCTTGTATGCGGCGCTTGTTAGCGTTATTGTAATTAGGATCAACGAATCCTGCTGAGCGTGGAGTTTCCACTGCTTGTAGTTCTGCCATAGTATTTCCTTTATGTGGGGCCAGCCTTAGCCGGGTAGCCTTATTGTTGTTGTCGGAGTAGTATAGTTATTTCTTCTTGGTCTTCTTCTTAGGTCGAGATACGAATCCACCTTTGTTACCTACATAGTAATCATCATTAGATGTTGTCGGAACGTTGATGCCAGTTGACTTAGCATAATCTCTGTTTGAAGTTGCTAAGTCTCTCTCTGCATCAGCCCTACTCATCAAAGCCTCCATAGCTCTATTTTGATCCTCGTCCCCACCACTTGCTTGACCTGATACTGTATCTGTTGGTGTCTGTTCATACCAAGGTGTACCTTCAGGATTATCTATTTTTCTTTTATCAGCAACGGATTTGGCTAGACGTTCTGCATTTGCTGCAATAAGCTTTTCCCGAATATCTTTAATTTTATATTTATTGTTATCTCCTGTTATGTCACCGTCTATTTCCCTATCTGTTACATAATCATTTAGTTGTGTCTGTAGCTTTTCTGCTCTTTCTTTATCTGCATCAGTCGTTGCTATAGATTTTAACCATTCAATATTGGTTTGGGCCTTCCTTGCTTTATCTAGGTAAATAGTATTTCCGAAAAATGCGCCAATAGGACCAACCTGTAATAATTTCTGACCCCCAGTTTCTTTATCGTCTATTGAATCCATTATAGTACTTGCAAGAAGATCAGGATCTGAGTAGTCATATTTACCCGTCCAAGACTTAGGATCAGCAGGAGACAGGCTATTCATAAATGCATCTTGTTCTTGGTCACCGCCAGAGGCATAGAAGGAGTCAGGCATTCTTGTTGCTGTCTCACCATTAAGTTTAGTGTAAGACTCTCCAATAGCAGCCCCACCAAACCTACCTGCAGCGCCACCACCACCTGTTCCCATACCAGCATTTGTTACTACAGGTGTTGACCCTAAAATAAAGCCAGCAGGCACAGCTGTAATAGGACCATTGGCGTTATGTGCAATCTGCATGGTTGCATTTGTGGTAGGATTATAGTAAGACACCATTGTAGTCTCACCACCACCCATACCGGGAGCAGTAGGTCCAAAGACAGAAGAACCTAATCCATAATTTGCTGGGTTAAATCCACCTGCAGCAAAGCCAGTTGACTTTTCTTCTAGAAGCTCTTCTGATACAGTGTCTGTA